CAGCTGCAAACCAGCTTCTTCAGTACAATGGTTCAGCTTGGATAAATACATCAAATCCAACGGTTGGAGGCAACCTTACAGTTACTGGAAACCTCACCGTTTCTGGAACAACTACAACAGTAAACTCTGAAACACTAACAATTAATGATAATATAATTGTTCTTAACAACAACGAAACCGGAACACCATCAGAAAACGCTGGAATTGAAGTCGAGCGCGGTACATCAACAAATGTTGTCGTAAGATGGAATGAAACAGACGACTGTTGGGAGTTCACCAATGATGGAACAAACTACCAAAGAATAGTCGGAGATACAATCACCAATGCCCAGTCGGCAGCCTATACACTGGTGCTTGCAGATAGATCCAAGATGGTTGAAATGGGCGTTGCGTCTGGCCATAACCTTACGGTACCAACAAACGCAAACGTAGCGTTCCCAGTCGGAACAACAATTACAGTTCTGCAGACCGGAGCAGGCCAAACCACGCTAGCTGGTCAATCGGGAGTAACAATAAATGCAACCCCCGGACTTAAGTTGCGCGCACAGTGGTCATCTGCTACACTTATAAAGAGAGCTACTGATACTTGGGTAGCACTAGGAGACTTGGCAGCATAATATGGCAGCGAATAAGACACCAGAGCCTGGTAAAGGTAGTAAAAGAAAAGCCCCTAAGCCATCTATAGCAGCTCGGAACAGCTAAGGCTGCAGCCAATACAGCTATTACCAACGCAGGTTTTACTGTTGGTAACGTAACTGCAGAAAATACAGCCGTTGCTGCTGACTTAGATAAGGTTAAGAATGCTCTTACGGATACTAGCGTTACTCCTTTGGGCACTCCGATTGATTACACAATCCATAGTCCATTCTTTCCACCTTATTTTCCACCTTATTTCCCGCCATTCTTTCCACCATTCTTTCCACCATTCTTCCCACCGTTCTTCCCGCCATTTTTCCCACCGTTCTTCCCACCGTTCTTCCCACCATTCTTTCCACCATTCTTCCCACCGTTCTTCCCACCATTTTTCCCACCATTCTTCCCACCATTCTTCCCACCATACTTCCCACCGGGATTCGGCGGACCAATACCAGTCTTCTAAAGATTGGCTAGCTAATAACTAGCAAAAAAGATTGGACCGCGTAGCTACCAAATAGTTACGCGGTCCAATAGGATTAAAGATCCGCTAAATGCTACGCCCAGAATTTAATTACGCAGTACTTTGTACCGCTTGTAACTGGTTTAGCTTCATGGGAGAATGGAAAGCTAGAAGGAAATATAATAAGATCTCCCATTTTTGGTTTATACAAAAAGTTGATTTTATCAAAAAATAATTCTCCACCTAAATAATCATCGTTTAGATAAAGTGTCGTAGAAATTTTTCGCATTTGGCTTCCGGCATCATCGGAATGAATGGAGTAGTATTCCCCGGTTTTATACTGTACGAATCCGTAAGAGTACTTTTCGTTGTCATCTAATAAAGTGGCATTATATTTTTCTGCGTAATCGTTAACACAGTAATTAAATATTAGATCTATTTGATCACACATTTTGTTATAGGACGGATCTAATTTTGGCAACGACGAGCAAGTCCTTGTATCAGATGCCACGGGAATATTTATTTTATCTAGATTTGTTTTTCCATAAACTAAAGATTTTTTCCAACTATTACATTTGATTAATTCATTGAATACATCTTCCGCTAAAACCTTTGTCGTAGCGTTATTGTAAATAGACACAAACTGCTTCATAAATCTCCAATTAAATATTTAAATGATCTAAATAATAATCTGAGCCAAAAGACCCTTTGGCAAATATGTTAAAACTAATTGTTGTTCTTTTAGCCGAAAAAACTTTTGGGACAAAATGAATTAGATGGGAAGGAAAAAGAACAATCTTACCCACTTCAGCTTTAATAGGCCACATATCGGCATTATTTATCGTGGGATTGTTTTTTCTAAATTGCAATTGAGGTGTAAAGAATGGCCTTTTAAAAACGGTTGAGTCAAGACTTGATGCAGAAACGTAAATGATTCCAGTAAAAAAACTGTTTGGGTGATAGTGCTCGGGATGAAACCCTCCGAATGTAGAAGATGATATCCAAGATTGAGTTATATAAGGCTCTATATCTAATATCTCTAATTGCTTACTTATATATAGATTAACTTTATCCATAATAATATCTCTAAGACCAGATAAACGAACATCATCAAGAACATAAGAATTATTGCTCATTTTATTGCCAAGAGATATCTTTGAATCTTCAATATATTCTTCAAATATATTCCTTTCTTCCTCGCTAAACGCTCTGCCAATATAACTTGCGTAGACCGGGGTTGGAAATAGGTATAACATTTCATCGTTCATATTAAATACTTCTCTGCATCGAATCAAATGATGAATAAGCCCAATAGCGTCTAAACTTTCTTTCTCCTATGGAGAAGCCACCTTTTACAGCATGAAAAATGGTTGTTAAGTCTATAACAACTAGATCGCCTAAGTCCCAGGTGAGCCAGTAATTGGGGTTATTTTCGTATGACTGTACGGTTAAGTCAATCCATTTTTTTATCTGCTGAAAAGTGTCAATATCACTCTGCGAAGGGCTAAGTTCGTCAACACTGTAAAGAACATCTTGGTGGTATCTTGGAGATAGATTAATTATTTCTACTTCAGTATTCCTATGTTTGACAAGGCATGATCGTACTTCTATTTTTGGTTTCTGCGGGACATTATCTATTAAATTGTAGCTGTCCTCCAAGGAATTTGTTACTTTAGCTCTACGAAGAAACTTAACCCAATCGTCGTTCATGCTAGATAGAATATCTGAAGAATGTACAAAACCCGTTGTTCCGGAGTTCTTATCACAAGTCAATGTGATCATATTCCAAGTGCTAGCAATCTGCCTGTCATTTTTATGAGAATTTTCCAGATGCCAGGGGATTAAAATATCGTTATTAGTGTAACTCTGTTTTCCGAAAGTGTTAATTGTGAAAGAATGATCTTCTTCATCAAACAAAGAAATATGACCCCAATCAAGTTTTTTCCCAAAAGCTTTTGTGATTGATTCTTGTTCATTAGCATTTAAGTTAAGTTTTTTAAAAACTAAAACACCACGCTGTAAAAATAAATCCGTGTACTTATCGATATTAGAGATGATATCTGAATATGAATTATCATCTAGAATGGCTGGTGTAATCATTTTACAGTAATTTAGTTATTGTATAAAAAGATGGAGTAGTGTATCTTTCACCCTTAGTTACCATCTTAACTCCGTGCAAGTAGTTTATATCGCCAGGATGAGCAACAGCAAGACCTGGTTCAGGCTTAACCACCAAATCATGCTGAGGATAATACAATTCTCCGCCTTCAAAATCATCGTTGTAATAAAGTAGAGAATTAATGTCATAAGTCGGAAATGGATTGGGTGAGCCGTCGTTTAGCTGCTTGTCTGCGTGCGGCTGCTGCTCTAAACCAGGAAACCACCTGATTATCACAGGCGGTCTTACGCTAAGCTGGACCTTAAACTCATCCTCAAGAAACCACTGCATCTTAATAATATATTTATCAATTAAATTGTATATGTCAAGATTTATTCTTGATAAAATATCATAGCTACACTGTCGATTCTGCCAGTAGGATGCGTCGTAGGTGCAAGTCCCGTCTTCAGCATATTGATTTTCTCCGGCATCCATCCATTCATTGATTGTTGGAAGAAACTCTTGGATCTTTTTTAAGTCCTCTAGTTCAACAAAGTTTTTTATAATTTTTATATTGTCTTTTGAGTTTCCAAAATATCCCGGCTCAATTAATGATTTTTCCATAACTACTCCTTTATTGCCCAAAAACCCGGACATGTGTATCTCATGCCAGATGTAACTTTTTCAACTTTATGAGTATAAAGCTCCGAAGAAGGAAATGTAATAAACATATTTTCTTCTGGTTCTATTATTAAATCAAAGTTTTTAAAAAACAAACGACCACCCGAAAACGAAGAACCGGGATAAAAAACAGTACTTATGTCGCGTCGCGGATGCCCAGATGGCGTTTTTAAATCAGAAGAGGCGCCGTCCCAATGGTAGGGAAGTCCCTCTCCTGGAAAATAAACAGTAATATCAACCCCCAACTCCTTATGTACGTCAACATTATGGACTTCTTTTATTGCAGCAACCGCCCTAGGGATAAATATATCAGCAAAGTTAAATGAGCCAGGAGCAGATAGTAGCACTTCTCCACTTGGGTAATACATTTGTTCTTCTTCAACATATACGGGCTCCCTTCTTGAGAAGGGGGACTGTTTTATGCAAGTGCCCAACTGCGTAAATTCATCGTTATTTAAAAATGAACTAATCTTGTACAAATCATTTTTAATTTTAGATATCATACGCGGCCTTGCTTTCGTGATATTTCGATGATATGATTATACCATCTGTTTTGTTCAAAGGAGCTGTAATGGAATTTTATCATGTTGGCGATCCAAAGTTTGGTATTTTCTTGTATAGAAATGCAATTGAGAGAGAACTAAATATTCCAGAAAGATTAGAAGCCACAGTTGGCAATAGTAACCACGAACTCTTTAAGTGGTCAGATGCAGTTGTCGGTTACAATGTAAAAATGCCCGAATACAGAGATTGTGTAGATTTGAAGATGAGCCCAATTCATTGGCCGTACCTAACACCTCAATTTGAAGAAGTAAAAAAATGCTACGACGATGTTGATACAAGATTAAAAAAATGTTTGGCACACTATGAATCAATGTATAACTTTAAAATGGAATTTATGGAGGCAATTAACTTTGTTAGATATACTCCAGGGCAACATTTTGCCGTACACACAGATCATGGCTTTTCCTATACATGCACAGTATCTTCCGTTATGTATCTTAATGATGAATACGAAGGTGGAGAACTATGGTTCCCATATCTAGACATAACACTTAAGCCAAAAGCGGGCGATGTTGTTCTGTTCCCGTCAACTTACATATACGCCCATGCTTCATTAAAGGTTAAAAGTGGGACTAAATACTCTGCAGTTACTATGTTTGACTATAATGATAATAACCATAAGTATCCTATCGGATACGCAACAGATGGGTCAAAGATAACGGAAAACGTGGGAATAAGAAAATAAAATGTTTTTTGTAAACTCTTTTATTAAGGTATGTAAAAATACACTTAGCAGTGAGCAATGTAAGCTTCTCTTAGAGCAGCTAAATGCACATCCAGTAGACTCACTAGATCCAGTAACCGGAAAATTAATATGGGATAAAGCTAGAGTTTATAATAGAAATGAAAACGATGAACTTCTAGTTGAAGTCTCAGACAGAAGAACATGCAGTAAAATGAGCAATGAATCCGCAATATATGGTTCGATTTACCAGATTATTGAACCACTTATTTCAAAGCAAATTTACGATTACATAGATCACTTTGAGGTAGAATTATCGAAAGAGCAGGACAACCGATACGGCATACTTAGGTATGAGGCGGGTCAAGCTTCGTTGCTCCATAGCGATGACGGAGTCGGAGTACATAGAAGAGTGTCATGCATACTGTATATAAACGACGATTATACAGGTGGTGAGTTATTTTTTAATAAACAAGATTATGAAATAAAACCAGATGCAGGAGATTTGATTATTTTCCCTTCTGCATTTCCCTACACGCATGAAGCAAGAGAAGTAAAAACTGGTGTAAAATATTGTGTAGTAAAATTTTGGGCATAAGCTGTTTTTCTAACTCAGATGGTATAATTGACTCATGACACTAATTACCCTTACAAGAACTCACCAAAATCCACCAGAAATAAAGCAGTCAAGAATTAAAAGAGACTGGATGGATGATACTTACAATAAACACGCTTACCAGTGTCTTCCATTAACAGTGGCAAATGTAACTGGGTGGGAACTTATACTTCAGCAGGATGTAGTTGTTCAGTGGGATGGTGGAAACACGGTTCCAAAAGTTCTAGAGGGAGAAACTCTTAACGGAAGATCGATAGTCATTCCAAGCATTATTGGAATAATGTCTTTTTCTACTGGTTGGACTTTTCAAACAGAAGATAATTACAGTACTTGGATTAGCGGATCTCCGAATTATTTTGTAGACGGAGCGGTACCGCTAACGGCGTCGATACCCAGTTATTGGTGGCCTGACGAGTTTAATATGAACTGGAAGATAACCAAGGTTGGAGAACCGGTTGTCTTTCCAGCCGGAATGCCGTTTATGCACTTTACTATTTACCCTAATACTTTGTTGGAGAACGCAGAATTTAAAGTAGAAAACTTATGGGATAAACCAAAGTTAATGGACGAAAGAATGAGCTACGGTAACGCAAAGATGAAGAAACTACAAGAGCAACCCTGGACTTGGATGAAGGGTATAAAAACCGGTTTAAATGAAAAGGGAGAAAAAATAGGTCCTCCATTTGAGGGTCTTCCAAGTTTGAAAGAGCCCAATAATGCAAACTGAACTAATTGGATCCTGGAGAGTGGAAACGATTTCTCCACTTGGCGTTGACCGTTATACATTGACAGTAACTCCAACCATGTCTGCATCTATAGGTGAAATGAGGGGGAAAATGGATTTTGATGACGTAAAAACAAATGCAGACCTATTTGAAATGACTGGCAAGGTTGAAACACCAACAAAGTCAACCATACATATGATCGGAAAAGTTAATGGCAATGAGATTTTTGGAAAAGTAAGCATAAGTCAATATTGCGTAGTTGATTTCAGGGGAGTAAGAAATGAGTAACGTTTACGAAATTTCTATTAGTGGACTAAATGGAGAAGAAAATTTTCTTAATCAATTTAAGGGAAAGATTACGTTGATGGTTAATATATCCAGCAAATGTGGATATAAACCCCAGTGCAGTCCACTTTGGTCTTACGTTAGAACGAGTAGAAACCTCTGGGAGTTACAGCAGGTTCATGAAGAATTTAAAGATAGAGGTTTTTCTGTCGTTGGTTTTCCTTGTAATCAGTTTGGAAAAATGGAACCTTCGTCTAATGAAGAAATAAGTGAATTTATTAAAAAAAATTATTCATTTGTTACATTTCCAATATCGGAAAAAGTAGATGTAAATGGAAAAGAAGAACACGAAGTTTTTTCTTTTCTAAAGGGAAAAGAAAGAAGAGCTTATTCAGACACTACGGCAGATGGCACCTCCGCCGCAGCCGCTGGACAAAATCTAGCTGGACAAGCCATAGCAAGAATACCTCATAGCTATGAAAAGTTTTTGATTAGCAGAAATGGGGTAGTTATTTCAAGGTTTAACTGGCAAGACATGCCGCTTGACGAAGAGCCAAGGGTTATGGGGGCTGGTTGGACTATAAGAGAAGCAATCGACGAAGTATTGGGGTAATTATATGTCATATGGAAACAATAATATTAGCGAAGAAGTAGACTACGAAACTCTTCCATCTTTTCCTGTATCTCCAAAAATAACAGAAGAGATTATAGAAGAGATCGGAAATATAAAGTGTGAGATTCTTGGTCCTGGAGTTGTTGTATTCAGAAACGCTTTTAATATAGATCAAAATCTTGTATTAAAGTACATCGACGAAAAAGCAGATGAAGCTCATCAGGGTAGATGGAAATACGTTGAGATAGACGGTAAGAGATACGGCATCAACGAAGATGGCTTTAGGTATGCCATAGACGAAGTGCCAGCAACGCCAGTAAGGCTTTTGGATCCCGTAAACTCTAAAACCCCAGAAGAAATAAAAGATTTCTTTCTTTACATAGAAGATCAAATTTATAAATGCCTCCTTAAGTATATAGACCACTACCCATTAATGATAGGAAGTATTTGGTGGAAAACAAGAGGTCATATTCTTAGGTATGGCGATGGCGGAAGACTTGGTTGCCACGCGGACAATGATACAAATTACAAGGTAACTAAAGGTGTCAGGTATATGCCTAAGGGGATGGTTGCATCACGTCAAACATGTGGCGCACTAGTCTATTTTAACGATCATGTTGAAACAGAAGAAGAATTAAATGGAAAAAACTTTACTGGCGGAAATCTTCGTTTTGTGCACTTGGGGATATCGTATAAACCACAAAAGGGAGACATAATCTTTTTCCCCACAAATTACGTAGCATCACACGATGTGGAGTCTATGGGTAAAGGTGTCAGATATAGTTATTTAACATTCTTTGGTCAAGGCGATAATGATATTAAAGCTGGTATAGTCGTTGTAGAGGAAAAGAAGAGTAAGAAGTGGTGTCCTCCTGTTTGGTTCGATAGTATTTACGATGACTATGAGCTTTACTGCAAGTCTCCACACTCTATATATTTTGATGTTTCAAAATCAAACGTAGAACCTGGTTGGAATCCTGTTTATCAAGGTAGGGAAGTGGCACAGTATAACTCTACTCACGATGCGGTGGAAGTTGGCACAGTACCAGATCCTGATATGTCTGAGGTTACAGCAGCAGAAAACGCAAGAAAAACCGCCGCAGAAAAAGTTGAAAACACCGGCCCATGCGGGACAACACCTCAGGAAATAGAGTAGTGGATTATAATAATCTTCCAGAACCGATAAATTATCGGAATGGGTATAGTTTGTTTTCCTAACGCTATTGATGTAGACCAAGATTTAATTATCCCCTATTTGGCTTCTTTGAAAGAAAAAGCCATAAAAGAAGACTACAATATAGTTACCGAACCAGATGGAAACACCTATGCAATCAATAGAAGTGGTCATAGATATTCGATAGATGACATAGGCGTCAATGCTAGCCACATAATGAACTTTATTGATCAAAATAGCCCCAAAGAGCTGGTAGATTTTTTTGAAGAGTGTGAAAAAACTTTTTACAATTCTTTATTAAGATATATAGAAATATTTCCTATGATTCTTCCCAATATTTGGTGGAGAACATTAGGTCATGTTTTAGCTTACGGTCCAAATAGCAAAATGGGTATTCATAACGACAATGATGTTAACTATCAAGTTGGTTTTGAGCCTGATTTACAACTCGCTACAAGGAATGTAGTTGGTGTTATAATTTATTTAAACTCCTCAGTTCCCTCGAAAGAAGACATCACTAAATACGAGTATAATAAAGGGGAAATAGTTTTTCCATACGCTAACGTAGTGCACGCGCCAAAGTCCGGTGATGTACTGATGTTTCCATCAAACTACCTAGGCACGCATGAAATAAACGAATGCACAAACGGAAGCCGATATGCCTATATTGGTTATTTTGCACAGGGTTCTTCGCATCCAGAAAGAGGAGTCCACGTAACTCACTCAGCTCCTCCGGTCGGCATGCAGGGTCAGGTTTGGATAAATAATCTCAGGGAAGATTATATGAATTATATAAAAGAAAAATATAATATTGTTGATCCGACCACATTAACAGATCCCGATATTCTAGCTTTGCTTAGGGGTACCGTAAGAAGATATAATAGTTCTGGAACAGAAAAGAATTTACCACATAAGAGGTTGAATAATGATTAACAATAACGTACAGGCTGAGCATTTAGGGGGCGGAGTAGTCGTATTTCGCTCAGCTTTAGATTTAGATTGGGATTATATTTTAGATTTTTCTCGTAATGCAATAAACAAAGAAAAAGATGAAATGTATAAACCGGCAATTAATCCAGAAACCGGAGAAGAATGCTACATAAATAAAAGTGGCTACTTTTTTCGCAAGGATTCGGTTGATCAAATGCCAGGTAGGGGATCAGCGATACACAGATATGCCGATGAAAAGTTCAAGGCTATATTTGATTTTATAGAAGAATCTAAGGATCAATATCTACTTAAATATTTTGAGCTATTTCCATTAGCAGTAAAATGTGTTTGGTGGAAAGTAAAAGGTCATATAGTTCAATATAAAAGTAATGTTTATTTAGGGTCTCATTCTGATGTTAGCGCAGATTATGTTTATGGTGTTTGGACACCAGTCGATCAGTTGGCAACAAGAAATACCGTGAGTACGGTTTTTTATTTAAACGACTGCGTTGATACAGAAGAGGAGTTAAATGGAAAAAATTTTACTGGTGGACACCATTACTTTAATTATTTAGACATAGATTTTAAGCCATCAAAAGGAGACATATTATTTTTTCCATCAAACTACATGGCTGCACATGAGGTAAAGCCTGTCGTATCTGGTGAAAGGTATTCCTATCTTGGTTGGTATAGCCATGGAACGCCGAACAAAGAAGTTGGAGAGTCAGTTACGGATCCCATAAAAGAACCGGAGATGGCCAAAACATCCACCAACCTCTACATGCCGCATCTAATGGAAGACTATAAGAAGTTTTTAAAACAAAATGGTTACTCAGAACATTCAGAACATTTTAGGATTGTGAGATCATAATGAAAGTTACAGATATTGGTAGCGGATTGTGTTTAATGGAAGATTTATTTGATTTCAATCCACAAGATATTATTGACTACATAGATTTCTTAAG